ACTGCTGCCGTAAACGGAATTGATCAAACTTTTTACTATCACGCTGGAACGAACGAGCTAACGGCAAACGTTGTTTTCAATGAGATCACATACACCGCATTTCCCATTGAGGTTGATGGCTTTGAAGTGACGAGCAAAGGCACGTTGCCGCGTCCTTCCATGAAGGTCTCAAATGCCAACAACGGGATTTCTGCCTTAATTGTGCTGTACAACCCGTTACAAGCCAAAGTGACGCGCATCAGGACATGCAAGAAGTTTCTTGATGCCGATAACTTCTCAGCTGGCAATGCAACTGCTGACCCTACGGCCAAGTTTGAAGACGAGGTTTGGTACATCGATAGGGTGGCGGCTGAGAACCCTGAGCTTGTTGAGTTTGAGTTGACAAGCAAATTGGATCTGACAAATCTTGCTTTGCCTCGGCGTCAAATTTTGGAGCACTGCCCTTGGAAATATAAGGGCACAGAATGCGGATACAACGCCAATCGATTCTTTGACATCAACGATAATCCCACGGATTCCGCTGGGGATGTATGCGGGAAGCGGTACACCAGTTGCGAGCTACGCTTTACCAGTGGATTATTGCCATTCGGAGGGTTTCCTGGTGCAAGACTTCAGGTGTGATGCCGAAAAACATGCTGTAGAGCAATCACCGAAGGAGGCTTGCGGTGTTGTGATGGACGGTCGTTATTGGCGTTGCCGGAATATTGCTGATGAGCCTGAACAGCACTTCATGCTGAATCCTGGTGATTACGCTGTTGCTGCTTTGTATGGAACGGTTGAAGCTATTGTGCATTCGCATCCGCAGGGCGGTCCAGCTAGCGAAGCTGATTTAGCTTCATGCAAGCAAACTAATCTGCCTTGGCATATCTACTCAATCCCTAATCAGAAATGGTCAACTATCAATCCCTGATTGGTCGCCAGTGGGATTATGGCGCGAATGATTGTTTTTCTTTGGTACGGGATTTTTTCAAGCTAGAGGGGATAAACCTGCCTGATTTTGCAAGGCCAGAAGATCTTGAAGTCTCTGAAAGCATCTTTTTGCAGCAGGCACAAGCCATTGGATTCAGGCAAGTCGAGTGGAGTCAAAGGAAAGCTGCTGATGTCTTGATCATGCGGCTTCATACGCGCACACCAATGCACGCAGCAATTTTGTTGCCTGACGAGCAGATCTTGCATCAACGTCAGGATTCATTAAGTGCGGTGGAACCTTTACGGCAGTACTATGTCCAGAGGGTCGCGGCAGTTTTTCGATATGGAGCAGACCGTTCGGCTGCTGGGTGATTTAGGCGAAAAATACGGTGTAGAGCACACCTATTACAACCTGCGCACTCCTGCGGATGCGATCAAGCTGCTTTGCATTAACACGCCTGAGTTCCAGGAAGAGCTGATCCATGCTCACGAGAACGGGGTTGGTTACAGGCTGATTCAGGCTGGGACAGATCTTGACTATGCAGATTTGCAGCTGCCTTTGGGTAGTAATGACTTAATTTTGACGCCTGTTGTCACGGGTAGTGGCGGTGGGGTCGGAAAGGTTCTGGCTGGTATTGGACTGGTTGCACTTGCTGTCTTGGTTCCCGGCTTGGGTGCTGCTGGCGCAGCAACTATTTTTGGAACAGCGTTTGGGTCAACTTCGCTTGCCATTGGTGCCATTGGTGCGTCGTTAATTCTTGGCGGCGTCTCGCAGATGCTGTCGCCTCAGCCGACAATCCCAAAACCAGGCTCTTACGGTGGGGCTAATCGTCTCAGCAGTGGCGATAGCTTAAGTACAGATGGCCCGCAATCAATTACACGGGGCTCTGATGGTAGACAGTCATACGCATACACTGGGGCGGCTAATACGGTTGGCGTTGGCGCAACTGTTCCGGTTGCTTACGGGGAAGTCTTAATTGGTAGTCATCTGCTTTCGGCAAACGTAGACATTACTGACGAGTCTGATCCGCTAAAGAATTTTATTAAAGAGCCAGGCCCTGGCACAATTTTGATTGGTGGCGAAAATATTACAGATACGGTTGCAGAGGTTTCAGGAATAAGAACGCGGACTTGGGCGCCAAGCCAGGTTCGTTTTGGCACAAGTACAACGTTTGAAAAGATTCTTACGTTGTCAAATGGCAATCAGGTCAAGTACACGCATGTAGACGCAAAATCAGATTCGCGCGCTAACAATCTTCAAGTTTTTTTTGAACTAGATCGGGGTTTATTTAACTTTGTTAGCGGTGCAGGCTCCACGCTTGTCGATGGTTTTATCACTTACGAAGTTGAAGTAGTAACAGAAGTTGACGGGCAGCCGGATCCAGTTACAGCAAATATTCGCTCAACAATTCAAGGTCTTTTGACGGGCAATCAAACATACAGATTTTGTCACTATATCCGTTACGCAAAGATCGGCGCTGACACTGACGGCATAAAAATAAAAATAAAAATCATTGATTTCAAGGCAGACAGCAGCTGTCGTCTTAAGACGATGATTGCAGGTTACAACTTCTTCTTTGATGAAAATAAAAACGAACCATCAGCTCAGCAAGCTAAGTTTGCGAAACGCGAAAGAAGGCGTGAAAGAAGAAGAAAGCGTAGGCGTGACAAGAGAGAAAGGCGTAGGCGTAGGAATCGGGGATAGACTACTGACATGGCTCTCAATTCCACTTCTGTCATCCGTTTTGTTGATTTGCTCTGTGAAGGGCCAATTCAAGGCATCGTTGGTACGGATGAAGGCATTTTCCTGGACGAAACACCAATCAGGTCAGGAAACTTTCGCAATTTTACGGAGGCAGATGTCTCTTATGATTTCAAGCCAGGCGGCAGGACTCAGAGCCAGCTAGGTCAAGGTGCTGATGGTAGCTCCACGATCACAGACATAAACGTTGAGATTGGACAAAATTACAGCGAAACGCTTAACGCTGAGAACGAAGTAACAGCCCGCGATTATGGGGCAGGGCAGCTTATTAGGCAAATCACAGATACAGACATTGAAGCCTTTGAGCTTTTGCTGTCTATCCCCGCTCTGTTTTCTACAGCTCAAGAGGGCTTGGCGAAGGGGCAAGCGTTTAACGGTAGCGTTCGAGTCGTTGTTGACGTTCAATCATCAGGCAGCAGTTACAACACTGTTTACGATCGAACCATCACCGGCATTTCTTCTGGTGACTATCAATTCAAAACGCCTCGAATCAATCTGAATGGCAGCGGCCCTTGGAATATTCGAGTTCGCAAGATTGATCTAGGAGAGGATCATTTTGAAATTAAATTTGCAAACTTTACGGAAGTCAACAAAAACATTTCGTTGTCAAGCGGTCGTGGAAACAGGGTTTTTTGGACTTCGCTGATTGAGATTCAAACAATCCTTAGTGGATACCCTTTTTGCGCTGTTGCAGGTTTATCGCTTTCTACGAAACAGTTTAATTCGCTGCCTACGCGAGCTTACAAAATACGAGGCCGCATTGTTCAAATACCTAGTAATGCAACGGCTAGGGCAGATGGCAGCTTGGAATTTAGCGGAAACTTTGATGGTTCGATAAAACCTAGTTTTACGACATGCCCGGTTTGCTGTTTCTATGACATGCTCACGAATGAGCGTTATGGAGCGGGCGATTTTGTTAGTGCTGCAAACACTAGCTGGGTAGATCTTTACCCTCTTGCTCAATATGCAAATCAGTTAGTCACTAATCCAGACGGCTCGACTGAACCGCGCTTTGCTTGCAACACTGTTATTGGTAGTCAAGCGGAAGCTTTTAGCTTATTGCAGGATCTCGCAAGCGTATTTCGTGGGATGTTGTATTGGCAAGCAAATACGATCCAAGCCACAGCCGACCACGGAAACCTAGCTGGTACGGATTTATCTCCTGTTCATCTGTATTCAAACAGCAATGTCATCAACGGGGCTTTTAATTATTCTGGGACATCGTTAAAAACACGTAGCACAAGCATCAAAGTTCGATACAACGACCCTGATAACTTCTACAAATCAAACTATGTTTGCGTTGAAGACGCTGAGCTGATTACTAAGTACGGCTATCAAACTAAAGAGATCGTGGCTTTTGGGGTCACTTCAAGATTTCAAGCATTACGGCTAGGCCGCTGGATGCTGGCATCTGAAGAGATCGACGGAGAAGTCGTTAGTTTTACGACCGGACTTCAAGGCGCTGTTGTCCTGCCGGGTCAAATCTTTGCTGTATCTGATGAGATGCGGCAAGGTGTCAGGCTTGCTGGTCGCGTTAGTAGTGCGACGGTTTCGGCAATTGTTGTAGATCAGACGGTTGCGTTGCCTGCTGGGTCTAACCATGAATTGACTTGCACATTGGCTGATGGAACAGTTCAAACTCGGTCGATCAGTAGCGTTTCAGGCTCAACAATTAATACGTCGTCTTTCAGTTCTGCGCCTTTAGCGCAATCGATATGGTCGATTAGTTCAAGCAGCGTCAATGAGCAGAAATTTAGATGCTTGTCAGTTGCTGACAATGGTGATGGTCAATTTGCCATCACAGGCGTTCAACATAACGATAGTATTTATGACACAGCAGACCTTGGTTCTCCTCTTGATTTTGATGACATCACGCTGTTCAATGATCCACCGGCAGAGCCCTACGACTTAAAGCTAGTTGCAGGCCAGGTCAATCAAGGCGACAACACTATTAACCGCGTTACAGCTAACTGGTCCCGTGGCCTTGATGGAGTCACGTTTGGTTTTGAGGTCAGATATAAAATTGCAAATGGTAACTACAGAACGGATACGACGACAAACATTAACTACGAGATTGATGGAATCGCACCTGGAACTGCCTTAACGTTTGAAGTTCGTTCAACTGGTGCGCCTCCTGTTGACAGAAAATCTGCGTGGGTTAAAGCTGTTTTTACTGTTCCTGTTGCTGAAGTTGAGCCAGACGAACCAAGCAAAATCGTTCTGCCTCCTGACCCTGAAGACGTAACGATTCAATCCGCAGCAAATGACCAAGCAGTTTTGAGATGGAAGATTCCAGCAACACCATTAAA